TGGGACGACAAAAGGGCAAAGCCCTTTAACTACCACTTAAGAAAGGTAAGAGGTTCTCCATTCTTAGTAGTCATAAGTTCTCCTGCTTCATTTGTTTTGTGAAATGGAATAGGATTAGCTGGAATTTGAAACTCGTCCTTTGGCTTAACGTTCTCAATGATTGGTGCTTTTGAAATATAACCCATTGCATTAGTGCACGAGAATGGATTAGACTTGTACCAGATGTAGACGTGATTGTTAGTGACTTTGATAACGGTTGCTGTGATTGTGTGTGGTTGTGACATAGTATAGATTTTAGAATTACCCGAAAAATAGATTAATGTTGAAATTGCAAAGACGGGTACTTTGAACTCCGTAATATAGGTGGGGTCTTTGATTGTGCTGGTTCTCACGCTCACAAATACCCCATTAAAAATTTTTTTGATATTTTATTTTTTTATTAATATTTTTTTATATCTTTGCACCGCAACAATATCGTCCCCCGGTAAACAAAAAAGGGACTAGACATCGGATTGTAGGGCTAAATAAGCCTAGAGTTTTCTCCGGTAGTTGCGAAAGAACTAGTGTATAAGTTCTAGTTAGGGTACAATGAGCACACAGGTAAGTGCGGTGAATTAACATCAATGTCAGTATCCTTGGGTCCCTGTAAAAAGGAGCACTGCTAGAGTGAAATCCAAGTTTGAAAAAGTTTTCTAAGGGGGAGAGTTACGTTTAGTTCTCACTTAGTAAGAAAATACAAATATTTAAATTATGTTAGGATTAGGAAATAGTATAGCTAGTGGAAACGTAGTAGTAGAAGGATACTCAGACCCTGCCTCATTTTCAGGCTTAGTATTATGGTTAGGTTTTAATCAAGGAATTACAGCTGCCAATGGTAATACAACAGCTGCTGGAGATATGGTGAATAATGATCAAATTACACAATGGGATGATTTATCGGGAAATACTAATCATGCTGTTCAATCTACTTCTACTGATATGCCAAGATGGGATACAGCTAATAGTGGTGCTGATATTGGTGCTCCTAAGTTTGCAAATAATGCTAAATATATGGACTTAACAACTCCTATAGAAATTACAGGTGATTTTACCATAATGATTAGATTTAGAGTAAATGATATTTCAACTTCAAGATGTTTTTTAGGTAATGCTGCAGATGACTTATTTAAACTGCATGATGCTGATGATTTTAGAGCAATAATAGGTGGCTCAGGAACTAGTAGTTGGGAAGATACTAGTGCAACAGATCTAACGGTTGCAGATCCTGATTATAGACATATTGTAACATTTACTAGAAGTAGTGGAGCTATGAAAGTTTATGTAAACGGTGGTACAGCCTCTGGAGATTGGAAAGACGAGCAAGATGATGTGGATTGGGATTCTGCAGAAAGTCATTCAGATACAGATACTTTTACTATAAGTAATATAGGTTCGGAAGCGGACGATACTACTAATTTTAATGGATGGTTCTATGACATATTAATTTACGATGGTACTACTTTAACAACTGCAGAAAGAAAATTAAATTATGACTATCTAACAGCGCAAGTAGTATAATACGTACTGAACCCACTTTAAATAAAAAATAAGAATATAACAATAATAATATACAATATATAATATGTTAGGATTAGGAGTAAGTCTGGCTCATCCATATGCTGGAGGAGATTGGACACCAGCTGATTTATCAGGATTAGTTGGTTGGTATAGATATAATACAGATTTAGTAAAAGCAGGTGAAGTATCTTTTCCTGATGACGGTGAAGATGTTGGGAGATGGTTGGATCATTCAGGTAATGATAATGATGCTTCAAAATCCTCAAATGAACCTTCCTATGACGGAACTTTAAAAAGTGTCTTTTTTGATTCTACAGCTGAAACTTTAGATATACCGCAATTAGCGTTAGGAGCATTTTCTATATATGTTAGGGTAAGGTTTACTGCTGCATCTATAACCTCTGCTGATATTTTAATGAAAGACGATACAGTTTCAAATAACTTTTGGAGAATTCAAAGTACAACCGGAATCAGATGTAAAATAGGGGGAGGGGGAGATGCTATTAATTATACATTACATAGTTCAACTACTTTGGGGGTGGATACTTGGTATAATATGGGTCTAGAGCGTGATGGTGATAGTGACATGTATAGTTATTTAAATGGGGGAGTTAATGGAGCATCTGTAAATACAGATTTAAACGAGTACCCTTTTGCAGTTGATTCAATACATGGAGGTAAGGATATGCTAGTTTCAGAAGTAATAATAACAACCGAAGCATTATCTTCTGGTGAGAGAGCACTAGTTGATACTTGGTTGTCAAGTGAAACAGAAGGGTAAGATAAAAATAAATTAAAAAATATTTGGATTTATAAAAAAATAGTTTATATCTTTGTCAAAAATATATAGACTATGAAATTTAAACCAAACGGATCGTGGGTTGTCCTTCCTGACCCAACAATTACAGAAACAGAATCAGGTATTATACTAGATGAAGCTACTTCTATAGCTAATGCTAAAAGATCTAACTTATTAGAGGTAATGGCTATTGGACCTATGTGTACTTTTGCAGGGGTTGGTGATACTGTTATGGTAGATCCTAGGACAGAAGCTGTAAAATCACGTATTGATGATAAAGACTACCTTATTGTAGGGGAGCATCAGTTATTAGGGAAGTGGTAAAAGGTACTGTTAGTATTTCTTTAAAAGATTATCATGAATTAATAGAAGCTAGCAGTAGATCTATTGAGTTAAAAGACAATCTACAACTTGCAGTTAAAGAATTGCAGGTATTCCTATCTTATCTATGTACTAGAGAAGATATAGAGGGGTATGTAAAGGAATTTAACAGGCAATCTAAAACCACTAAAATTAATATTAACGGGGGTATAGCTAAAATAGAAACAAAAGATGCTTAAAAGAGTATTAAGAAAATATAAGTTTCTACATTATATAGGTTTTCATAATAATGATTGTAGACGTAGAATTTATACAACTAAACAAGATTACTTATGTTTAAAAACAGGCACAACCCATAAAAAATTTACATTATGATAAGCTTTTTAACACATTTAAAAAAACATAACCATACAGATGATACTAGATGGATTGTTAAGTATGATAAAAACGAGAGAGTTAGAGAGATCAAACAGATCTATAAACCATCAGAGTATTATGCTATGAATTTACATAAAGGTAAAAATGCAAGACCTTTACATAATAAAAATGCATTAATTAAAATATTAGACGATGATAAAGAAAAAAATAACAGTTAATATAGATAGTACGTTAAAGTATCTACAGTTATGGAATGGAATATTTCATATAACAGATAAGGGTCTTCAAATATTAGCTACATTTATAGATGTACAAGGTATTACAGATGAAGTTAATTTATGTAGTGTTAGGAATAAGAAAGAGGTAGCTAGGATTGTAGGGATGAAGGATCATAATACTTTAAATAATTATATTAAGAGATTTAAAGATAAAGGTGCTATGTTAAAAAATATGAATATATACAAACTTAATCCCTTTTTAAACCCTAATACAGAAAGTGTAGAAGTAATAATTAATAGAATATGAAAGGAGAAGATATATTTGAAATGTTAGTTCCATCTTACTTTGAAGTAGGGGACTATGAGATAGTTATATTACAAGATCCGGAAGGAGAATTATTAACATTAAAAGTGATAAAATATGGAGAATGATGATGAAAATAAACATTTATATGTAGAAGCCCCAACTTTATTTCAAATGCTGAAATCTTTTACTAAAGATACAGCTAAGTTTGTAAAGAACGGAGCCCCAATAATATCTAAAGATGATTATGCAGAAAGACTTGATGCATGTATGGGGTGTGAACATGTAAATAAGAAAAGTATGAGGTGTGGATTATGTGGATGTATGTTACAGATGAAGGCAAGGATGAAGACAGCTGAATGCCCTGCTAAACCATCTAGATGGAAAGAGCAGATTGTAGATGGTAAGAGATAAAAAGGTAATAATACAAATTTTAGCAACTAAGTATAATTTACCTTTAAAGAAAGTGGAAGAAATAGTTAATCATCAATTTAAATTTGTATCAAAGATAATGAAGAAAGGAGATTTTGATAGTATAAGACTCCCTTATTTTGGGTTATTTTCAGTAAACCCTAATAGAGTAAAGTATTTAACTAAGTTAAAAAATAAAGTTACTAATGAATCTAAATAACGATTTAATACACATAAATGACAATAAAGCTATACCTAGTGTATATGCTTTGTCTATTATAGAATTTAAAGATCTATCTATAGAAGAATTATCTTTTGTATACTTTATGGTAGATCATAGATCCCCATTTTCTATATATGAGTGGGATCAACGTATTATTGAAGTAAAAAATAGTATCTTTGGAGAGAAAAAGAAATGGTCTGCATCTACAAAAGTATTAGGGGCTTGTGATAAGTATGAGAAATTAATAGAGACTTCTGCTGTAAGATTATTAAAAGCAGCAAGAACTTCAATAGTAAAACTAGAGAAATACTTTAGAGATATAGATTTACATTTAATGGACGATCATGGTAAACCTATATTTCATGCAAAAGATCTGATGGCTAATTTATCTAATATGGGGAAAGTAGTAGATGGATTAACAAGACTAGAAGAGATCGTTAAAAAAGAAGAACAAGCCGCCAATACGAATAGAGGGGGAATTGAAGTAAATAAATATAGTATGTAATGGATTTTTTAGAAGACTTAGAAATGTATGAGAAAGCAATGGAAAATGCTTATAATATAATTACGAAACGTAAAACATTAGATGATATTTATTATTCTCTAGAAGAAAATGATTTTGATGAATTCTTTTTACCTTTTGACCCTAGTGTAGAAGATGGTAGATCTGCAGATATAATAGATATGGTTGTTGAATATTTTATTAGATTAGAAGACTATGAAAAATGTGCAGAGTTAACTAAGATTAAAAATAAATGCTTAAAGACACCAATAGATTAAGACCTTCTGCGCTTAGGTTTTTAGAGACTGGACATTATACCTCATCTCTCCCAGGAACAAGAGAGTATTATGACTTTTGGGATAAGGAGAAACAAAGATGTTTATACGGGTATAAAATAGATGAGTTACATATTACTGGATTTCATTATTTTTATTTGAATTATTGTCCTATTGATAGGGCTGTAGATGAAGTATTACCAGATGGATCTGTTCAGGCTAGACGTGAAAGAACATTCCCTAGATTTTATGATGGAGACTATCAATATTTTCACGAAATAGATAAGGCAAGGATAGACAATAAGCATATGATTGTCTTAAAAGCGAGGAGAAAAGGATACTCTTATAAAGCTGGGAGTATGCTTGCTAGAAACTACTTCTTTGTTAAGAATAGTAAGAACTTTGTATTTGCCGCCCAAAAAGAATATTTAATTGGTGATGGATTACTCTCAAAAGCTTGGGAGTTTTTATCTTTTATAGATGATCATACAGCATGGGCTCAACCACGTCTTAGAGACAGGGAAATGCATAAAATGTCTGGGTATAAAAAGAAAGTTAATGGATTAGAGATAGAGATGGGGAATAAGTCTCAGATTATGGGGGTATCCCTAAAAGATAATCCAGATAAAGTAAGGGGTAAGGCAGGGGAGTTAGTTTTCTTTGAAGAAGC